TTTGGAGTATACCGTAGGACAGGTTGACATATATTCAATGGTGTCTGAGTTAATGAGTGTTAGGGACGATCCTAAGAACTTACAGAGTACTTCCTGATTGTACTTCAGGTCACCTAGTTGGCGCTTCTGTTCTTCTGCCCACTTCTCATCTCTGCCTGGAATTTCCCAATAAGGAATAAACATAGGAACAAAGTCGTTATTCTTATTAACGGCATCATTCCAGAATTTCCAGAAATGATTATAACCCAATGGTGTCGAGGTAATAAGAATCTTTGTTGTTTGACCGGCAGAAATAACTGGATATACCGCAGTAAAGAATGCATCTGCTACAGTATTTGGAATGATTGCAGCTTCGTCAATGTACAATAAGTTAACAGATTTACCACGAATACCAGCAGCAGTTGTTGCAGCAGTAAACACAATAGAACCATTCTCTAATTCTATGTCACCTTTGTTCCAAGTTTTAATACCTTGTTGCATCCAAGTTGGTAAATGCTCGTACATCAACTGATAACGAGCCATAATTTCTCGTGCTGTTGAAGCTTTGTTTGCTAGAACTGCAACAGTTTTACTTTCTTGGAATAGTGTGTACCAAAGAATGTAGGCCGCAGCAGAGGTAGTTTTACCTTGTTGACGGCCTTCCATGAGAATAACTTTACGATTTTCATGGATTAATTTAATCTTTTTCTTTTGACAATCGTAAAGTTTAAACGGCTGGATACCGTGGTCTAGTGTTACAATATAACAGTAGTTGTCAATAAAATATATTGGGTCTTCCGAACATCTAGCTAATTCTAAAACTTGTTCTTCAGTATAACTTAAATCTATACCTGTTCGTTTTAAACTCGCATTACCCAAATAACCATTATTATTTGCCATTAAATTACTTAGTTAAACTCTTTAACATCCATGCGTGTTTTTGGTGTTGATCCAAAAGGTCTTGTAAGAAGTTGGAGATAGCAGGTTCATTTGCTTGGTCCGCTGCTACAATTCCAGCTCTTAGATGAAAAATGAATCTGTCGTTATCTGCTTTCAAGGTACGCAACATTGTCATTGCATCAGGAACAGTAGTCGCTTCTTCAATGTCAGATAGTTCAAGGAATCTTTCCATTGAACCAGGAGCATATGCACCAAGCATACGAATCTTCTCAGCTATTAGGTCTGTATTACCCCAAACTGCGGCATACAAAGCACCTAAGAATGCATGATAGTCATTGAAATTTGGACCTTCAATATTCCAATGGAAATTGTGTGACTTCAAATATAATGAAAAGTTGGTGCCTAAAATTACTTTCATTTGTTGAATTAGTTGTTCCATGATTACCTGTTCTCTCTTATTTGTTTTAATAATTCTGCGGTTGAACCAACAAATACAGCATTCTTCACATTGATTGGTGAGTTATCCTGATTATTTCCTGGCTTTAATTCTTGTTTCTTCTTCTGAATTTCTAAAAGGTCTTTATTTAAATCTGCCAAAGTTTTAATAAAGTTAGCTGCAACCTCATATGCTCTTGGATGCTCAGACTCTTTGGCAACTCTTAACAGGTCATCAATTGAATCCGTACCTTTATCTATAAGATTTTTAATGTTGTTTCTGGCTAAAGATGAATCAGTATCAACCTCATCTCCAGTTTCTACAACATTTAATTCTGGCTTTGTTGCAGGCAAATACTGAGGTTCACCTAAAGGTTCAACATCAAAAATTTCAGAAAGACTTTCGTTTATTTTGCTCATAATAATGTATCAGGCCATTCAGTAAAAGTTTCTTCAAAACCATATGCGGTATCAACATTGGCACCAGCTGGTTTTGGTGTAATAACAATTGCAACGGCTTTTGCAGGTGAAGTATCTACAGTTTTAATTGTAAAATGGGCATTAGAATACAATCCAACAAGTCTATCACCAACATCGAGTCTCTGGTTCAAATCAGTTACAACTAATTGTCCAGAAGATGTGTTACTAAAGTATAAAACTTTACCTGTGGTGTCTTTGTTTATAACACCAATATCTTCACCTGTTGTAAAATAACCAGATGTTCCGTTTGCATAATCAACAAAAACTTTTTGTGCTTCTAAATCTGTGGAATCTGTATATATGTTTACATTGGCTTGTTCAATTAATCCTTTGTTACCTAGAGGATTGTTTACTGGCGGCCAAATATAAGCCTTTGCTGTGAATGTTAAATTCCAAATGATTAATCTGGTGTTCATAAAATCACCTTCATAATCAACTTCAGGAGTAACTGAATTCAATATGACAGGCATATCATATACCTGGTCCATTTCTTTGATAAAATCAACTGTAACAGTAAAATCTGGTGTGAAGAATGGTAATATTTGTTCTAATATTTGAGTACCATCTTCCGTATTTCTAACATAGATTGATAAACTAAAATCGAAGTTATACGGCACAGGCACATATTGCGTTTTCATTTTAGCTGCACCAAACGCAAAATTTTGTAATGTGCTCTGTTGTTTTCTTGTGGTATCGTATGTCATACCAGTCAAATCAAAACTCATTCTTGGTACAGTTGTAGCAATAGATTTTGTAAGAGTTGGATCTGAATTAATTCTGGTAATATACTTTTCTTTGGCACCATAGTTTAATGGAACTTTAGTAACTTCATAAGCTGTTAACCCATCTTTAGAATATCGTGTTAACAGAATATCATTAAACATGGAGCCAAAGGCCACCACAATTTTACGAATTGTTCTGTTATAAAAATGTGGATTATTTAACATTACGCTTCACCAAATGGATTATGTTCTGTGAAGTCTAAAATGCTATCAGCTTCACCTTCAATTCTATTATTATCAACAATATCTTCAAACGCATTATCCATTGTTGAAGTATCCGATTCTGTGTTAATATACCATTCGGCACCAGATGTTGCACCATATATCTTGGTGTTAGCAGTAAAGTCGCCTTGCACTCGGTAAACATCAAGTGTAGAACCTACAACATAATTGTGTACTATAGCTTGTGCTGTTGCATTTGCAAATGTTGAGTCAGCTGATTCATAAACAATTTCATCCGCAACATATTTACCAGTACCACCAGCTTGTAATGTGAATCTGGTTCTTGGATATTCATCTCTAATTTGTGCATCAATCTCAGCATTACCTGTAGCTATGATTTCATTAGAGAATACATACTGTTTCATTTTTAAGGCATACACATAAACATTACCACCACGACCACGGCCTAATGTATAGAACATTGCCTGGTCATTTTCGTGTTCTACGAATGTAATCTCAAAAAAGTTTTGTACCAATGGAATGTAAATCAAATCACCTTCTAGTGGGCGAAGTTGGCTTACTGTTGAACCAAATCTGCGGCGAGAAACCAGTAATGTGACTTCATCTCGGATTTCAAGTCCAAACTTGGACATAAAATCACCCTCACCTTCCATACCAGTCACATTCTCCATGTACATCTCAATTGGATATGCGGTTCTATATTGCTTTAGAGTATCTTCACCATACAACAAATCAACTTCATCACGACTTGTTCTTGGCATATAGTAAACATCCATACCATAAATGCCAAGAGCCTCTATAACGAGGTCTTCCACCAGTAATTGCTCACTGGTGATTTGGTTTGCTGGAAAATTATTGAAATAAAAGTTTGTTGCCATTCATCATCAACCAAGCATAATTTCGGAAGGCAGAACATTAATGATGTGCATTTCTTCTTCTAACTTGGCGATTTCTTCAATAGCCTCATCATAAATTTCTTTACCATTTAATGTCACACCACCTGGTAATTGTACACCAGCAAACTTTTTGAGGTTATTACCCCATTGCATTTTAATTAATGCTGTTGCATATTTCTTTAAGAATCTATCACCCCAAACATCTGGATTACCAGAGATTGTTGCAGTCACATTCGTAGCTGTGTTTACCATTGGCCCACGAACTAACAATGTTGTTGGTGATTGAATTTTATCTACTTGAAAACTATCAACACCATTGAATGTGATGAAGTCATTTTCTAAAAATTGTTGGTCAAATGTTGTTCCAGTTCCAGTTACAACATTACTGTTGGCTGTGTATGATACTGTACCAGTTAATGTAATTGTTGCAGGATTTAAAGACCTGTAACATTCAATAATAACATAATCGCCAGGACGAACATCTCTTGTCCAGTCCATGTCAATGAATACTTTATTTTGTTTACGATTAAATCTAAACTGTGGTGTACCAGAAAACAACAACTCAAGTGTTCTTAGGTGTTGCATTGTAATTTCATATGACACATACGAAACAGATGTAAAATCATACAAGTCATGCAAACGCAATTGATAACGCAAGTCAAACATATTGATTGAAGCATTAGAGTTATCAAATGGAAAAACACCAGTTACAAAAGTTACCGCATCTGGACAATAAATCCAACGGCGATTAATATCTGCCGCTGTTAGCTGGTGCTTCATATACATTTTTTCTGTACCATCAAAATGATAATCTTGAAAATATGATAGAGCATCATCAATACGGTCTTCCACTTGGTCGTCATCCACGTTAATTTCAATAACTGGAAAACCAAGTTTTCTTAGACAGTAGGTTTTAAATTCTGCACGAGTTGAAGGAGTAGCCATAGTATTTTATTTATCCTAGTGCGATTGAGAGTGCCAAAACATCCGGAATGGTTGCTAATTGTGTACTTGAATTGGATACCGCACTTATACGACCATTTGCTTCTACAGTAATTACTGGATGATATGTTGCATTTCCATATGTTCCGGTAGAAATTGATATGTTTGTATAATCTGTATTTGCTTGATT